TGCGATAGTGAATCAAACAACTGAAAATTTATTCATAAAAGACGAAAGCATGCTTAGGCAGCAATCTTGGGATTGCTTGTCTAAACATGCGAAACCTGGTGACTGGGTTGTTGCAATAGACGCAGACGAAATAATCGCATGCGTCAATGAAAAAAATCTAAAAGAAGAATTAAAAATGTCGCCATTTGACGTGGTGTGCGTTAGAAGGGTTGAGCTTTGGGACCCGCTAAACATAAGGGTAGACAAATTTTGGGGTCCTCAGTTCACTCAAAGAATATACAGGTATTCATCAGGTGGAGTGTTTGTCCAGAAAGTTTTAGCTTGTGGTTCTGAACCAATGTACGTAACCGATTGGCTTAATAGGGGAAATTACTGGGTTTACAATTCTATAAGAATGGTTCATCTTGGCTATTTAAGATACGAAGATAGGAAAGAAAAATACAACAGATACATGAATCTCGACGCCGGAAAATACCACAACTTAAATCATCTGAAATCAATATTGGATGAAGATCCAGTTCTTTTACCGATAAAATCTTTAGGAATAAGTATGGAGGATATAAATATATCATGAAATTCATAGATCAAAAACAAACAATAAGGCATTTGACGGAAAAGATGTCAAACAAAGAAAGATTCGCTTTTGTGACTTTTTCAAGATCTTCGTTTCTTTCAATAACAGGTCAAATATTGGATGATAAAAAATTAAACAAGTATTTTACAAAATCTATTTCAAATTCACTTGAAATAAAAAACAAAAACTATATGAGATCACTGTATTATGGAATGATTTCCGAAAGCACGGATATTGATATTTCAAAAATACCTTCAATTTCAAATGAGTATTTTTACGACGCTGCGACTTTAGAAAATATGTTCTTAAAAAAAAGAGATGTTTTTGATAGTTTTGTTAATTTTTACATAAAATACTCAAATACTTTAGTGATATCTTTTTATGATATGAGGCATGTTCAAAAAATTATAGGGTCTCCAACTTACCATATAAAAGTGTCCTATAACGACTACCACGAAAAGATAGACGATATTCTATCTTCAGTCCAGGATCTTGGACCAGAAGTAGACTACTGCATTATGGGATGCCCGACGTTGTCCGCCGCACTATCTGGTCACATCTGGAATAAAACATCTATGTCCATATTGGATTTTGGAAAAATATTTACCGTTTCATCCTACAAGACTAATGTCTAATAATAAACCAGATAAAGACGACATACAGTTTATGACTGATCTATTGATGGATAGTCATTTTTCTTTGTCAGAGATAGCCAAGGAATTAAATTGGTCAATAAATTATTTGAATAAACAAATAAATCGTTATGGTTTAAGTTGGGTAAAGCAGAAGAAGAAAAAAATGTCACGTGGTCATTCTTCTTTGTATGATATATTGAAAAAGCTCATACCAAACGAGGAAATAATAAACGAGTATCATATAGGAAATCGACTGAAGCTTGATATATACTGTCCGAAATACAAGATCGCCATAGAATATCATGGCAGGCAGCATTTTTATTATACCAGCAGGTTCCACGCATCAAAAGCGGACTTTATAGAATCACAAAAAAGGGATCAACTAAAAAGCCAAATGTGTTCGGATAATGGTATATCACTGCTGGTTTTTAGGTATGATGACGGATTGACCGAAAAAAATGTGTTTGAAAGAATTATTCAAGAGTTAAGAAACAGTGGTTTTAAAGATAAAATGGCTCCGAAAAAATCAAACAATAAACTCACGAATAACGCGTTTTACCAAAAAGCAAAAAAAGAAAACAGCATTAGAAGAAAAAAAATTTACAGAGAACTAAAGAGAAAAAACAGTGAACCAAGACGAAACCACAAATAGTTATCCGATAGAGTATCAAATATTTTCTCTCTGTCTGAGATCTCCTCGGGGCCGTTAAGTTTTTTTACGAAAATTTAAGCTCTGAGATAGTGGGTAAAAACCACGGAGAAAGTGGGATATACGAATTTTACAATGCGATAATCGCTTATCACAAAGCAACCCAGCTAGATATAGTGGATCCTATAGCCTTTAAGTCTTGGCTCAAAACAGAAACGGAAATATACGAAGCGTTGGGGGGATCCGTTGGCATGGATTCCATGTTCTCTATACTAATGAGTTTGGATTTATCAAATTCAGAATCCATATTGAAATTGATAGAACATAAGGCGAATAAAAGAAAGCAGATTGACTATCTGCAAGAGTTGCAGATGCTCATAACCCAGAAGGGCAATAAATCTGACGAAGATGTAGAAAGAATATCTCTGCTCACTGCGAAAATAAGGGATCTTGAGAATCAAATTAACTACAATCCTCTGGAAAGTGTCACTACAGCCAATGACATATCCAGTAGGGCGGAAGATTTGTTGGTGATACCTGATTTTATGTCTACTCAGTTTAAATCCCTTAACAGGGCAATGGGGTACACGGATAGCGGTGGATTCTTTAAGGGAGCGGTTCACGCAATCATTGCCCCGTCGGGTAAGGGTAAGAGTACTTTTGCAAAGTGCCTGGTTAATCACTGGGTTGATTCTGGTTATTCTATACTTTATGTTAATTTTGAGGAAGCAAAAGCTCATTGGGAAAGAGTTTTGATGACTCAAATTATAGAGAAAAATATCTATGCGGAGTCCTCTAAATGGTCGGCTGAAGAAAAGAAAAATTATATAAAAGTTTTTAAAGAAAAACTGAACAAATGGGGTGACAGATTTATGGTTAGGCATGATCCAGATACTCCATATTTTGAGGATTTGGAAAGGTGGCTCAGAGATTTAATGGGTCACAACAATAAGGTTCCAGATGTTATAGTGATAGATACCATACAGTCCATGTTTACCAGGGGGGGCAAAGGTAAGCCTAGGTGGGGCGAGTTTGAAGAAATGATGGTTCGTTTAGAGAAATTAGCAAGAGACATGAATTGTGTTTTAATCATAACAGCACAAGAAAATTCAAACAGAATGAAAGAAAAACGTGAGCTGGTCCAACAATCCGACACCGGTGGTTCGTTGTCAATTCAGCAAAAATGTGCGGTAACAATATTTATAACTGATAAAAAACTTATATCAGGAGATGAATCTGAAGACGAATACGTAATGCAATTACAGATTCCCAAGAATAGAATAACTGGATCAACATTTGTTTACGATCCACCACTGGTTAGGTATAACGACACCAAAAAAACATACGAAGAATACGAGTCAGTTCAAGAAATTGATTATAAAGAAAGTAACAGAATTAACGATTTGTTTGGAGACTTCTCTTAATGTTAAAAATTACACCTAAATCAATAAAAGATTTTCAGACCTGCGGTTTACTCTACGAATACAGGCATAATCAAGGCCTTGCCGAGACAATACCGGGTCGTCAAATAATAACAGATAGATTTGAAGAAACGTTGATTAATGTCATAAATTTTTTCTTCTACAAAAAACAAAGCGGTAGTTCAGCCTCTTATTCTGCGTTGCAGAATAGGTGGCAAAAACTTTGGTTTCCCAAAAGTATGTCCGCCCAAGATGTAATAAACGAAAAACACGAGACAGCTTATGGTAATACCGCAAGCCTGACATCAAAAGCTACCTCTGCCTTGATGAATTTTCACGAATATTTTTCTAATCCAGAAATAATTCCCGTGGGAATATCGGAGGAGTATAGTTTTCCAATAGGAAAAATTTTGGTGGAGGGAGTCTTTGATTTGATATACGCTTTGGGCGACAAAATTTATGTTATCAAGTGGATGTTTAACGCAAAAGACTCAAACAGCCATCTGCACAATACCGACTTTGCCTGCATGTATTACGCATACAAGAACAAGAATGCGACGGTGTCTAGTTCTGTAAAATTTGGTTATTATGATATAATGGACCACAATCCATCGGTAAAAACACAAAACTTAAACAATGATGACATAGAATCAATAAAATTTTGGGTAGAAGAATTATCTGATAAAAAAAACTTCTTTCCCAGAAGAGGCTTGACCTTCTACTGTAAGCGTTGTCCATTCGACACACCGTGTTCAAAGTGGAGTTTTAAAAATTTGAAGGATTAATTATGACAAAGAGTAACAAGACAAACATACTAGACGATATTTTGGAGCAATCCGTTGTCACGTCTATGATGGGCGAAGAAGATACAATTCTTGCCCCCCTGCTAAACGAAATCAACATGATTAAATCTGAGCCGATTAAATCTTTTGTGAGATCAATACTTTTAAGGGCAGAATCTTTTTGGAAAATACCCTCATCTTTTTCTGGCAAGTATCATCCAATTGACGAGCACAACGAGGGGGGTAATGTTCTTCATACGAAAAGAGTTGTAAGAACAGCTAAAATTATGTGCGAGTCCCACAGCCTCCCCGGCGATGAGACGGACATAGTTCTCGCCGCCTGCCTTCTGCACGACATAACAAAGGGAAAGATTGACGAATCGGGATCTTTCAGTTACGATCCAATGCATCCATATACGGTGGGTGGCTTTGTTAAGCTATGCCAGGAAGACGATAAGAAATACGCCAGCGACCTTACGTCTTCCACACTGTTTTTAAACGAGGAAGATGTTCAAACAATATTGCGATTGATACGATGCCATTTGGGTCCTTGGTCTCCAGTCCCGGAAACAATACCAATTACCTATTTGGATCAAATAGTGCATTTATCAGACAATATCGCCTCAAAGCTTCATGTAATAGTTGATGGCGATAACGTGCAAGAGCACAGGTGGAGGCCAAATGAGTCAAGCCCCGATAAAAAATAGGGTAACAAAAAGAAACCAAATGCTCGAAAAGTGGGAGTACTATTTGTCTGAGTCGGTTTATTACAGGACATTTTCTGTTGAAATGAAGACGATTAAAAATGTTTTGTTTACATTTTCGGAAAAACAAGGACGATGCCAAATGCCGTGAGACCCTGCAGTGAACACAACAAGTTTCTTTCCGCCTGGCGTTTTGTCGAGGTTGCCAGGTATGTTCCTTCTTTAAAAAGGGTGATAAGAGATAAGGAGAATGATCTTCCACTAATTATGGATTATTCCGAGGTGGTAAATTACGCAAAAAAATACGACAACACTCGGTATATACACTTCTGTTTGGCTTTATAATAGCAAAGACCTGGAAAAAGCATCCAGGTATTCTAATCTTTATTTTGATTTAGACAGCAAAGACATTTCAGAATCGTATCTAGACGCCTCAAAATTATTGGTTACGCTATACAAAAACGTACCCGAAGAAGCAGTAAAAATATATTTTACCGGTAAAAAAGGTTTCCACATAGAATGTGAAGCTTCTTGTCTTGGGATTTCTCCGTCGAACACACTGCACGAGCAATTCAAGTTTATAGCAGCGCAAATTAAAAAAGAATTGTCAACTTCAACAATCGATCTTGCTGTTTACGATCTTAGAAGAATGTGGCGCTTGGTCGGTACCAAACATCAGGATACCAAACTGTATAAGACGTTAATAAGTTACGACGATTTTTCACGAGGCATTGAACACATATTCGGCATGGCTCAAGAACCATCTGCATTTGACTACAAGGACGTGCCATTCAATTACAAGTCAAACGAATGGTATAGGGAATATTCTTATCTGATGGAGGAAGAAAAAGAAAGAAGTAAGGATTATCTTTTTTATTTTAACAAATACGGAACTCAAAGATTAAGACTAAAAAATGAAAATGTTAAAAAAATATTTCAACCTGATTCACTTTTTAAAAACTGCCCAGCATTTAAAAGAATGTACGAGGAAGCGAAAGAAAAACATGATCTGGATCACGAATCTAGATTGTTCCTCTGTTCAATTTTGACGTATACAGAAGATGCAATTAAGCTTTTGCACGAGATACTTAGTCAGTGTCAAGATTATAATTTTGAAAAATCGTCAGCCCATATAAACGATTGGATAAAAAGACGAAATTTAGGAATAGGTGGAAGACCTTACACCTGCGAAAGGGCGAATTCCGTCGGTGTTGGGTGCGGTAACTGCAATCTTGAAAAGAAAAGAAAATGGATTAAAGTCGGAGAAAAATACATTGAAACAAATGATAAATCATCTCCTTCTCCAATAAGATTTGCATACAAGTCAAAAAACGAAAAGGAGGACAAAAATGAGCGAAATAAAAAATCCAGATGATGTCATAGGAGTTTGTTCGGAATGTAAGTCGGATCAACCGATGTCTTATATGTACAGAAGTCCGTTTGCGCAACAAGGGTTGGCCGTGCCCTGCAAATACTGTGGTGGTGTTGTGGTGATAACGTATAGGGAAAAACGAGATAATTCAATTGACAGTTCAGACAGAAACAGGGGCATAAGTTAGCAGATGAAAAATTGGACGAACCTGCATAACCACACTGTTTTTTCTTTGCTCGATGGCCACGGTGACATAGAAAAGTACATGCAAAGAGCCAAAAATCTCGGCATGTCGGGAATAGCTACAACGGATCATGGTAACATACATTCGTGGCTTGATTTTTATGATGCAGGAAAACAGATTGGGGTAAAGCCAATACTTCGGAAGCGAATTTTATCAAGCTAGAAAAACAAGATTTGACAAAGACGAAGAGGAAAGATCTGGTCCTTCGAAAAATGAATGGGAACAAAGAGGGCCCTATCACATAACCGTATTGGCAAAAAATAATGTTGGCTACCATAACATTATCAAGATGTCCTCAAAATCTTATCTGGAAGGTTTCTATGTTAAACCAAGATTAGATCACGATCTCATTTCCCAATACCCAGAAGGAATTATAGTTTTGTCCGGATGCTTGAATAGTGAGATTTGTCAAGCGCTTCTTAGAAATGATTATGATTTTGCGTTGGGGGCTGCGTACAAAATGCAGAGCATTGTGGGCAAGGAAAATTATTTTATAGAAATACAAAATCATGGTCTACCAGAACAGATTAGGGTGACAAAACAACTTATTGAAATAGCTCAAAAAATAGGTTCTACAATAGTTCCGACAGGAGACTGTCACTACGTGCACCAAAAAGACGCAAGAGCGCATGACATCATGCTCTGTGTGGCAACCAACGCAAACGTAAATACTCCTAACAGATTTTGTTTTTCGGGAGACAACTTTTACCTCAAATCTTACGAGGAAATGGCTGCGATATTTTCTGACAATTGGCTAAAAAATACAATGAAAATATGCGATATGGTTGATGTCAATTTGAAATTTGGCGATATTCATTTTCCCGATTTTCCTATCCCCACAGATGAGGGCAACATTGGGTATTTTGAACGTTTGGCGTGGGAGGGGTTGGAAAGAAGATACGGCAAAGCTTTGTCCAAGGAAGTATTGGACAGAGCCAATCATGAAATAAAAGTAGTGAAAGAAATGGGATTCACTGAATACTTTCTTGTTGTTTCCGATTTAGTAAGATGGGCTAAAGCAAACAACATAAGAGTTGGGTGGGGCAGGGGTTCTGCTGCCGGTAGCATCTTGTCTTACGCTTTTGATATCACAAACTTGGATCCAATTAAATTTGGTCTTTTATTTGAAAGATTTTTGGTAGAAGGAAGAAAGTCAATGCCAGACATCGATCTTGACTTTGACGACAGATACAGGGACAAAGTAATTGAATATGCCAAAAGTAAATATGGGGAAGACAAGGTTGCCCACATATGCACGTTTAATAGGACCGGAGCCAGGCAATCGATCAGGGACGCAGCGAGAGCCCTCGGTTTTGATTATACTTCTGGTGATAAAGTTGCAAAACTTGTTCCACCACCAGTTTTGGGGGTGTCAAAAAGTCTAGAAGAGTGCATGGAAGTTTCTGAGTTTAAGCAGATTTATGATTCGGACAAAGATTCTGGCACGATCATAGACGCCGCATTTGGTTTGGAGGGTGTCGTTAGGCAGACCGGCATACACGCAGCCGGAGTTGTCATATCAAAAAAATCTTTGACAGAATATCTTCCGGTCATGAAAAAGGGTGCGGACTCTCCGCTTGTTACGCAATGGGATATGGGCCGAGTTGAACAATGCGGTTTGTTGAAAATAGACTTTCTTGGCTTGAGAAATCTGGGTGTTATAGATGAATGTATAAAAACCATCAAGAAAACCCGTAACAAAAATATTATTTTAGACAAAATTAATATTGATGACAAGAAAACGTACGCAGAGTTATGTAAGGGCAATGCAATAGGTATATTTCAGCTTGAGTCAAACAGTATGAGGGATTTGATGGTTCAGCTGCAGCCCAAAACAATAGAGGACATAATGGCGCTCATATCCTTGCATAGACCTGGCCCAATGGGTTCTGGTATGGACAGATTGTACATAGAAAGAAAACACAAAAAGTCGAAAATAACCTACGATCACGAGAAGCTAGAAAAGGTTTTGAGCCAGTCTCTCGGAATCATGCTCTATCAAGAAGATGTTCTGGGTGTAGCCAGGGAACTGGCGGGTTTCAGTTCCGCAGAAGCTGACGATCTTCGTAAGGTTATAGGCAAGAAGTTAATGGACAAGATAGCTATGTTCAGAACAAAATTTGTTGATGGTTGTGTAAAAAATTCTAGCATCTCAGAAGATAAGGCGAATAAGATATATTCGGACATAGAGTATTTCGGTGGCTATGGGTTCAACAGGGCTCACGCCGCAAGCTACGCGATGGTTTCGTACATAACCGCCTACCTAAAAACTCATTTTACGGCAGAATATATGGCGGCTTTGCTTACTTCGGTTGCGGGCAACAAAGACAAGCTATTTTTGTATCTTAACGACTGTAGAAAATTGGGCATAAACGTACTGCCACCTTCAATAAATAATTCGGGAATTGTGTTTGAGGTAAAAGATGAAAAAAATATAGTGTTTGGTTTGGCTTCGATCAATGGTATAGGCCTATCTATAGCTGAAGCCATAGTGGGTTGCAGAGACAAATCAAGACCATACTCTAACGTCTTTGATTTTTTCAGAAGATGTGATCCAGTTATCTTAAAAAAATCTACTTTGGAGCATCTTACTAATTCTGGCGCTTTTGACGAGCTAATACAAGAAACAGGTTTTGATGACGATGAATTTAGTCGCCTGAAAGAGCTTTTGATACTTGAAAAAGAAAAAGAAGAACTTGGCATTTACGTTACTAAACATCCGCTTGAGGGAATGTGGGATGCAATGAAGGAAAATATAGATGCGGAAATAATAGATGTCCCCGAAATGCAGGCGAATTGTTTTGTAAAGCTTGGTGGCATAATAACATCGAGTAAAAAAATAATAACCAAAAAGGGTACAAAAATGTACAAGTATACTCTCGAAGATCCAACCGGAGAGCTTGAGGTTGTTGTTTTTCCCAAGGATGCTAAGGCGTATTCTGATGAATACTTTAAGGTTGGAGAGATAGGATACGTTCAGGGTGTCTTGAACAAGGAAGCGGGTGATGAAAATCTTAATTATAGATTGTTTTTAAGTAGGATGGATAAGATCAACAATGCGACGTACTTTTTGGGTAAGAATATAAATCTTTACTTCAACGATTTATCCCATGAACTTTTTGAAAAAATATGTGATATAATAAATTCAAACAACGGCAATAGGCAAGTTATTATTACGGTAGAAAATGAGTTAGGTAAAACTTCTTATCGCTTCAATAAAACAACTAACAAAAAAGCTGAAGAATTAATACAGAAATTGATTTAAAATAGGAGAAAAAATGGCAGCAAAAGGTAGTTACCAAAACCCAACCACTAAAGAATGTTGGAAGTATTGTTTTTCGTGTGGCAGATGTGGAAACAAGGGTCGATACGACAAATGCAAGGGGTGCAGCGGTAGATATGACCCCAACGGCATCATAGATGCGCATCCGGAAGATTATTGCGATTGTTCAAACGGCGTACTCAGATGGAAGACAAGCGGTGGAAGAATGGTGATAACAAGATTTAGGTCAAACCCGTATTCTGGATCTGTGCAGATTGAGAAGAAGACCGAAGATGAACGAGACTGGGATTCTTACCTCAGGGATATGAGGGAGAAAATGAATGATCCAAACTGGAATCCAATAACAATAATAAACGAAGATTAACAGGAGAAAATAATGATAAGAAAAGAAGCTGGAAAAATTTTTTTGAACAACATAACCCTAACAGAGTATGACGACGATCGCAGCGATGTTTTGAACTATCATATTCAGTGTGGAATAGCGGGTTTTTTTGCCAATGAACGCGAATTAAAAGCGTTGTGCGCCGTTCTCAACTACTATTATAACCTGGAACTATGGAATGACATCGTGCTTACCGTGAACGATACGGAGGTTTCTGGTGAAAAATAATCAATATGACGAAATGGAATTGGGTGACTCCGGTTGGGTTGTCACGGCAGAAGGGTACAGGAACATATACAATAATCATACGATCGATCACACTGGCAGGGAGTTTGACGAAAACGGAATCCTGGTTTACGATCCAAAAGAAAATGAAAGCCAAAAATGATATCAATCAGGCCCGTATCTAGTATCACAGAATTAGAAAAGATCGCTCTATTAGATCTATCCTATTCAAAAATAGATTCTTACATGTCTTGTCCCGCAAAGTACTTTTTTTCGTACATCAAAAAAGAACCAAAAAGATTTAGTGACGCGGCTGCCCTTCGGAAACATGGTTCATTTAGTTTTGGAAGAAAAGCTTAGTAAGGAAAAAGAAATTGATTTAGAGGAGTTGACTAAAGCTTTTGGCGAATCAAGGTCCAGGTTTGATCCGGAAAACAAAATAAATGACGAACTGATATGTGTTGGTCAACAGATCATAGAAGAATTTTACGATAGACATTTTGGCGAAACATTCAGGATTGAACACAAAGAAAAAGAATTTAACTTTGTGATCGGCATTTTCAATATCAACGGATACATAGACAGGATAGATGAATACAACGATAGAATTGAAGTAATAGATTATAAAACTCGGTAAATGGGAGATTTCCCCAAAAGCGGTAAAAGATAATCTTCAACTCGCCATATATGCGTTAGCGGCAAAGCTTATGTATCCTGACAAGGAAATATATGCGGAGCTATACTATCTCAGGTCTGGTCACAGAAGAGGTCACACATTTACGGATAATGACATAGAAAATGTGATATCTAAAATATTGGCTATTGGCAATAAGATAATAAATGATTTTAATTTTACCCAAACCTCAAACGAGAGAGCGTGCAGGATGTGTGATCACGCAATTTCAAAAGTATGTGCTACTGGAGTTAATAGATTAAGAAAAATGAATCGTTAAAACAAATTACCCCCCGATGCCTGGCAGGCAGGCACCGGGGGGTAATTTTTTAAATAGTTAGTTTTGCGATGGATTATTGAGGGAATCTTGAACCGCATCAAAAGCGTGACGCTTAACGAGTGACATCGCTTCCTCCGTGGTGAATCCGGCCTCTTCAATGAGGCTAACTACGTAGTTAGTAGTTTCGTTGGGGGAGTTGCTGATGATGGCCTGTATTGTTGACATGACAACCTCCTGGTTGTGGTTTGTTTTTTTTTATAAATTAATGTATAATGTACTTAACGAGTATTGCGCAGATAAGGATACCATAATGAGCATCAACATTGTCAAGCCGGAAAGTTTTTTTTTGGCGGCATCGCAAAAATCCAAACATCCTAATTTTAAGTTGATTTCAAATAAGTATATCGACGAATCCATACTCAACGATGATAGTATAGCAGCAAAGCGGTGGTAAAGGCAACGTCTATCAACATACAAAAACTGGTTTTAGAAAAGACCTAGATTTAAATCTGCGATCCGCGTGGGAAGCAAACTTTGCTCGTATTGCTAAAACGTATGATATAAAATATGAATTTGAACCAAAAGTTTTTACGTTTCCAATCAAAAGAGGAACTAAAGCTTATACTCCAGATTTCTATTTTACCAACTTAAATCAATGGATAGAAATAAAAGGTTATCTCGACAATAAGAGCAAGATAAAAATAAAAAGATTCAAAAGATATTATCCAACTGAGTTTGAAAAATTCACCATGATAATCAGTAGGTATTCGCTTGAAGCAAGGGAATTTGCGGGGGAGATGCAAGTACCAAGCGTAGTTTTTTACGAAGATATGAGAGATTTTTACTCTAAAATAATATATAAATGGGAAGGAAAATAATATGGCGGCTTACAAAGAGCAATACTATTTGCTTAGTGAAACAGAAATGCAACACCTGTTGGAAAAGGCAAAAAATGAAAATGAAAAATCCCAATTAGAACTTCTGAAAGTTTTTGACAATTTTTTGACAAAATACACTACAATGTTGTATGTCGGAAAATATAATCTAAAAGATTATGACATTAGGAGGTTCATATCACTGTTCGTCAAAGACAACTACGCAAGGATGAAATTGTCGAGAAACAAAATCGACAGTAATACGATGAAGACTGTTAACGAGGTAATGGGTGGAATCAATTACATGATCAAAAGATACTGTGAAGAAAGGGATGTGAGGCAGACTGTTGAAATGACCTTTTTTCAATGCGTAAAAAGATACCAAAAAAAAGATTCCCAAAGGGGACCGATACCATTCAGTGCATTTTTGTATAGTTATTTTTTTTATCTTTTAAAAAAAAACGTAGATACTTTTTTAATAGATCAATTAGGAAGAAAAAGTTTTCCCCTTATAGACAATGACGAATACGAAGAAGAGGAAAACGGAGAAAAAAAAGTTGGGTTTAAGCCTCCGCCAGTTGAGATTGACATGGATATGATAATATTGACAGAACCCATAGACGAAATGTGGGTGCTGGGCGTCACTGCTACCGAACCATTCCTAAAACTTACCATACAAGAAAGACAGCTGCTAAAATGGAGGTATGGAGACGGGAAAAAATCTTCTGAGATAGCAGAAAAAACGACCGAACACGCCAATACTGTTAGGGAACATCTCGGGAAAATAAAAGACAAAGTAAGAAACGCAATCAAGGAATCGAACATGGAAGAATACCTTTGGTATATCAGGAGTTAAAAATGTCAGAAAATAATCAAGAACACATACAGAGATTGTTATCCGCCTTTTTGGGTCCCGAGATAGCTCAGGTCGTAAACGCGTATGGTTCGGGAGATAATTACAAAAAATATTTTGTAGAAATTCCAGAAATGGATAACATTGATCTTGGGGTTTACGACCTCGCAAACCTGGTCGCTAAAACATCAAACGCATTTGGTAGGGCAAGTCGTTTTGCGGGCATGGCAAGAGCAAATTTCAAGCTGGCAGAGGGGCAGTACAAGAGGGTTTACAAAAAGCATAGGACAGGGAAGAACGAGGCGGAAAGAGAAGCGGTCGCTCTGTCCGCCGCAGAAAAAGAGTATGATGCGATGGTCACTGCAGAGGCGCTTGTCAATTTGGCCGAATCAATGGAGATGTCTTCAAGAATAGCTTCGGAGTCGGCAAGAAAGTTGATGGACAAAATTCAATCAATGCAGATAGCTTCGGCAAGAGAAGAAAAAGGTTTTCACATCGAAAAGGAGACAATAAATTTTTAGTATGACTAAATTTATAGCTTTGTACAAATGTGTTTCAAGTCCCGAAGAGTTTTATTCAGAGGTCAGAAACACCATAGATTATCCAGCGCAGGTCATGTACCGATCCAAAAACTACACTTTGGTTTCGACAATGATTTTATCTTCATCCAAGCAGGAAAAAAGATTGATTAGCTCTGCGCAGGAAAGAAACATAGATTGCTACGTTAAGTTGGGGCAATGCACATAGAGGTTTTTTGCGATGGAGCATCGAGGGGGCAGGGGCAAAAAAGAATTGGTGAAGCTTCCTGCGCCGTTGTCGTATACAAGAACAGGAAAAAAGTAGCGCAATTCGCAAGAGGCCTAGGCAAGAGGAGCAACAACGAGGCGGAGTATGAAGCTGTTATAGCGGGTCTTTTGATTTGTAGTATGTCCGATTTCCTTGATCCCATTCTGTATACAGATTCAGCTGTTGTGGCTAATCATATCAACGGCAACTGGAAATGTAAAAACAAATCACTTTTACCATTATTGATGACTGTGCAAGACATCAAAGAAGAATTTAAGTTTAGATTGGTTCAAGTACAAAGAAATTTTGTTTGGGAACCTGACGCTTTATGCAATCGATTTTTGGATAATCTAGAAAAAAGGAAACTTAAGCCGTAAAGTGGTATAATTGATTCATGATACTTAACCTTGAAACAAAAAACATGCCCGCAGTAATTGGCCTTGCCGGCAAAGCCGGTTCTGGAAAAACCTCTGTTGCAGAACAAATCTGCCCAAAAGCCACTATTGCGTCGCTTAAATCCGATGAATTGACGGCAGGTATAATTTGGGACCATATTTTTTACGCCCTTCCACTTTACGAGATGTTCGTGATAAAAGGAACAATCAGGGGACTAAACGAAAAGTCCAGAAAAAAACATGCGATACACAACGTACTGTACGATCTTTATGGCGGAACACCCATAGGAAACATGCCAGACTACGATATTATGACCGAAAAAGTAAATAAAATCTACAACACTCCAGTGGAATTCGGTGACATAAAACCGAGATCTTTTTTACAAAAGGTCGGCGATATCTGCAGAGAGGGATATCCAAATTGTTTTGCGGAGTGGGCCATCATAAAATCAACAAAACTATATAGATCCTATGTTTCTTCCCTGGAAGAGGGCCAAGAGCCCAGTTTTTTTTGTGTAATAATTTCCGACGTCAGATGCCCGAACGAAGTTTCGTCAATACAAAAATTACCCAACGGACGTGTGATATACTATTCTGCAACGGAAAAAACTTTGAACGAAAGATTACTCAAAAGAGACGGTCGCCTACCAACCGAAGAACACCGACTTCACCCCACCGAATTACTATCTGATCAAATAAAAGAAAAAGCAGATTTTATAATCGAAACAGATAATCTAACAATAGAACAACAAGCAGAAGCTACGTTGTCCGTACTCGGACTTAAGGAGAAGGCAAATGCCTAAGATAAACAAATCAGCCCACGAACAATCCTCCGATTCACCTATGGACAATTTCATAAGCTTGACGGCCGGAGAGGTTTCGGTATCAACCAATCCGGTTTTCATATGTGGGGTCAACAGAAAAATTAATATCGGTAATTTCGAAAACGTAGACGTTTATGCCGGTATTTGTTTACCCATAAAAAACGCTTCCCTAGAGGACAAAGAGGCTCTTAGAACAGCGGTTCAGGAGGCTGCCGCCTATGGATTTTCTTTAGTTTCTAAAGAAACTGGAGATAGATATTCTCTAATTAAAGAAGCTCAGCAAAATCGTCAATAAATTAAACGGTATCTTTACTATAGTGTATACTAGATATAGTTAAACTGAAACAAAGGAAGACACAATATGTTGAAATTTAGTGTAATAATAGAAAAAATAGAAAATTTTCTTCTAGGTCAAAAAAAGACAGCCACAAAAAACAATCCAGTACTGTCAATTATCCCGGACAGTCTGGTCACAGATCTTACGGATAAAGCAGAAGAAGTGGCGATAGTTGTTGATCAGGCAGTTGAGAATGTTGTAGGAGAAGTCAAAAAAGAAACTAAAAAGGTTGTCAAAACCGCAAAGAAATCTTCAAAGAAACCCTCAACGAAAAAGAAGGCGTAATGTCTTTGGCTAAAAGCAGAAAAACAACAAAAGGTCCTAAACTTCCAAGTAAATGATTAAAAAAATGATCTATTTAGGAGGTCCCAAATTAGGGGTTACTCCACGCATAAAACGGAACAGGAATTATTAAGAATAATAAAAAAATAAGAAAGAAAAAAAATGGTAAGAAGTAAAGATTCAAGGCTAAAAAGAGCTCGGTGTTAGCGGTTACAATAAACCAAAGCGTACACCAAGCCATCCAACTAAATCTCATATAGTTGTGGCAAAGTCGGGAAAACAAATAAAGACAATTAGGTTTGGTCAACAGGGTGTTTCTGGATCGCCAAAGAAAAAAGGTGAATCAAAATCCTATGCTGCGCGTCGTCGTTCCTTCAAAGCCCGTCACGCAAAAAACATCGGCAAGGGAAAAATGTCGGCTGCGTACTGGGCTAACCGCGTTAAATGGTAGTATAATTTTCAATAAAAAACAAGGAGAAATAATCATGAAATATGCAATGAAAAAAGAAAAGAAAATGAAACCCGCCAAGAAGGTGGGTGGCAAGAAGAAGATGCCGTCAAAGAAGAAGATGGGTTACTGATAATGGCCGCAAAAAAGAAAACAATGAAAAAAGCTCCAGCTAAAAAGGCTGGTTCAAAAACTGGTGGACTTACACCCGCTCAGCAAAAACTTCCTCCTTTTCTCAAGGCCGCAATAGCTAAAAAGAAAAAGAAAAAGTGATTTTATCTTTTAAATAAAAAGGATTGTTATGGCCAAAGTAGAATGGGATATAGTAGTTGCTGTAAAGCAGCCGGCTGATCTCAAAAATATTCAGCCAGGAAAATTGCCAGAATCATTATTGCGTCCCGCTGCAGGCGGAGGCAAACTGCATTGGCTTACTGCCGCAGCTTGGGGCGCAATGGTTGAAGCGGCAAAAGCCGATGGACTAGAGCTGAAACCAGTTTCTGCTGGGGACACATACAGAACATACGAATCACAACTTGCCGCATTTAAACAGCGATATACCACTCAACCAAACGGCAATTCAACAAGAACGTTTGAAGGCAAAAAGTGGTATAAGAAGGATCCGAAACTGGCGAGTTTGGCTGCGCCAGGAACTAGTCAACATAACACTCGGATTGGCGGTTGATGTTCATACCGCAGGAGAACCGAAGCGTTTGAAATGGCTTATCGCTAACGTTAGAAAATTTGGTTTTTCTTGGGAGGTAGTCCCAGAAGAACCTTGGCATATCCGCTACACCGAGGGAGACAATCCGCCTCAGGCTGTAGTGGAGTTCATGGCTAAGAGCAACATTCGAAAGCCAGAAGGTGTGGCGACTCCGGCAGCAAACAATGCTGTCTTTGGAGCGCCCACTGCCAAGGATGATGGTGGGGATTTGGACCTGGGCGACAGCGGCCCGAGAGTCGTCAAACTCCAAGAAGAACTCGCCCAGCGAGGCTTCTATAACTACAGTTTCGACGGTCAGTTCGGTCCCAAAACCGAGCAGGCAGTAGTCGCCTACAAAAAATCAAAAGGCTACGGTCAGGGTCCCAAAGCCGGCAAAAAGCTTCTTGAAGACCTTGGGATAGGACTTTAAATATGGAAGGTGTAATAGTGGCTCTTATCGGTCTTGTTGGTTCTGTTTTGGTTGTTCTTGTTGAAAAGGGCAGAAAAGAAAATGCCAGAGACCATGGTATCGTTGCTGATAAACTTGATGCGCAAAAAATTGAACTTGATGTCATCAAGGGTGTTCTTGATGACATTGACGAAGATATGGCACATATAGAAGTCAAACTTGATGATCATCTTGACGATCACAGACAAGGTAATCCTGATTTTGGTGGCTTTGATATAGATGATGTTTATTATAAGACTGATGAAAAAACTAAGAACAAAAAAGGAGCTAAGAAAAATAATGGCAAAAAAAGATAAAAAATGGATTCAAAAAGCCATTAAAAGACCGGGAGCTTTTACGGCTAAAGCCAAAAAACGCAATATGTCATCTGCCAAGTTTGCCGCAAAGGTTTCTGCAAATCCAGAAAAGTACGATAAGACAACGGTCCGTCAAGCTAATTTAGCCAAGACATTAAGAAAAATAAGTAAAAAAAGAAAGAAAAAATAAATGGCAAAAGTTAACAAACCAACAAAACCGGCCTTGTGGTCCAGCGCCAAGTCGCAGGCAAGAGCAAAGTTTGATGTGTACCCCAGCGCCTATGCAAACGCTTGGGCGGCAAAAAAATATAAAGCTATGGGCGGTGGATGGAAAACCGTTTCCACGAAGAAGGCTAAGAGAAAGAAAAAATAATGCCAGGTCCCAAAGGCGTTGGTTTGACCAAGTGGTTCGATCAAAAGTGGGTTAACATCGGCGCCAAAAAGAAGAAGGGTAAGTGGCAGCCTTGTGGGACTTCTGGTTCTGGCGGATCTGGATACGCCAAATGTGTCCCGGTAAAAAAGGCAAATTCTATGACAGCGTCCCAAAGAAGAAGCGCAGTCAAAAGAAAAAGAGCTCAAGGCGCCGCCCAAAAAGGCGTCAAAGGACAAGCTCCAAAAAACGTCTCTACTTTTAAAAAGAAAAAAAGGAAATAACAAAAATTTTATGAACTCTGACGGCGTTTTTGATGGCTTTATGCCAACCATCACAGACGTAACAATATCAGATCAGACTCCATCAATAACTTCAAACGGCGACTTGATGACCGTTCATTGTGTTACGATCAAGGCGAGTGAAAAAGAATATATTTTTAGTATTCAACCAGAAAATCTTCAAAAACTCTATTTCCTGATACTCAAAACCCTGATATAATAGAGGCTATGCCCGTAGAGATAATTAAAGGTGTTGAGATAGGTAACGTTCCGCGCACACCGGCTCAACCATATTTCAATAGCCCGCTGCTAGACGTCGCCAAAACAACACTTTTTACAAATGCTTTACGTCTGGGTCATCCTATAAGTTTTGCCCAAGAACAATCTGGTGCTCTCATACAAAACATACTGCCAGTACATAAAAACGAACATGATCAAATATCCACATCGTCAAAAGTTACATTGGCACTTCATACAGAAACATCATTTCATCCATACAAACCAGATTACGTAATGCTGCTGTGTCTCAGGGGTGATCCAACCGCCGTCACCACTTACGCAAACATAGATGACATTATCGAACATCTTGACAATGAAACAATTTCTTATTTACAAGACCCTGTTTATTTAACCGGTATTGATAAAAGTTTTAGAGAATCAAACAAAGAATATACACAAGTGAAACTTCCGATATTGAAAAAAGTTGGTAGAAACGAATATAATTTCAATTACGATGAGGATCTAATGTATCCTACAAACATATTGGCCAGCATGGCAATTGATAAATTGGCTGAAGCTGTTTGTAAATGTGTTAAAGAAATTGTTTTGGAAGCCGGAGATCTTTTGATAATCGACAACAACAAAACAATACACGGCAGAAAACCTTTTCAGCCCAGATATGATGGCACAGATAGGTGGGTGCAAAGAATGCTTATTAGGAAAGAATTGCCGCCAAAAGATCAAATAAATGGTCATATGTTGATCACAAATTTTGAGGTTCTTTAATGACAAAAGCGTCAGTGATTTTAACAAGTTACAACAAACCCCTCTATTTGGAAAGGGCAATTAGTTCCGTGTTAAATCAAACGTATGACGACGTTGAACTGATAGTGGGAGACGACAATTCATCCAACAAATTTGTTCATGAAATACTTGAAAAATATAAAACCCATCCAAAAATAAAATGCTTCAACACTCATGTAGAAGAAAAAAACAGGAGGTTGACAGCTCGATATGCAACCGTCATAAACCAAGCCGTTACAAAATACTCTGAAGGCGATTTTATTTTTTATTTAGCCGACGACGATTTTTACTATCCGAACATGGTAAAAAATATGATTGAGTTTTCATTAAAGGCAAAAAAAGAAGTATGCTTCTGTCCCGAGCAGATAGTTAATTCCGACGGAAGTTTGGGTGGTGTAAGATTTTTTGATCACATACTGTACAAGGCATCGAATATTCTTGACCACAACCAGGTCATGTCCACCCGAAATGCTTGGTACGCAGCCAATGGTTGGAATGATTCTCCCCACTGTTGGGGTAACGCAGATGCGTATTTTTGGGATCGACTTTCAGCTATTGGATACTATTTTTATCCCATAGACGACCATTCTCCTCTGTGTGCAAAAATGTACAGGCAGCATTCTGTGCAGTGGAATTTGTCCAATGGCCATGATCCTTGGTATGGTACCGTATGACGGTATGTGTTATACTGTTATCACGAAGTCAGATGCGCTTGCCAGTCATCGTCGAACATGATAAAATGTATCATACGGAGGCCAGTGAGTTGAGCTACGCTGAGGGGCTGGTGGGTAAAATCCACCAGTCTCTTGGTGTAGTTATGGAATAATAAATTATGGCTCATAAAGAGCAACAAGAATTTTTTCTCAAAATGAAAAATAGGTATCCTTACTATTTTTTTAATGTAAGTGTCATTGAAATGGGGTCTTTGAACCTGAACGGATCTTTGAGAGAATTTTTTGAAAATCCCGTAAAGTATGTAGGGGTAGATATTCACGAGGGTCCTGGGGTTGATTTAGTTTGTCCAGCTCAAAACGTTACGTTTGATGACAATAGTTTTGACGTTGCCGTAAGCGCTGAGTGTTTCGAGCATAACCCTTATTGGCTTGAAACATTTGCGAATATGTACAGGATTGCGAGTAAGGTGGTATTTTTTACGTGCGCTAGCCATGGAAGGGCTGAACATGGAACAAAAGATAGTGATCCCGAATCTTCTCCATATACCATTGATTGGAATTATTACAAAAATTTAACCTACAAAGATTTTACTGATTGTTTTGATTTAGAATCAATGTTTGAAAGCCATAGATTTTTTTACAATTCAAATTCATGTGATTTATATTTCTGGGGAATAAAGTGAAGTAAGTCCAGTGCGACACGTTTAATTTTACTTTTTCATTACTATTAATTCAGCGCAACAATATTTGGGGGTGCGGCTGGAGATGAGTAAAATACTTTTTTACACGAAAAAAGACGAAAAGATTGATAACATTAAATTGTCTATAGAAAATTTTCTGTCAGAAATATCTTCTGCCGAAAGACAGTTGTTTTCTTACGAAGAAGTAGAAAATATTTTACTTGACATCTACAATATAGCGAGGTAACTATGATCAAATGCTGTAGGCATAAAAAAGAAGTTTCGTGCGCGTGTAATTGCCACGAAAAGAAGACTCACAATTGTCACAAAAAGAAGAGTTTTTGGAGCAGATTATTTTCTAAATAAACTACTGGTCTTCTTTCTGCCCTTCTTTGTTCCTGCCAGTTGAAATCATCAGACCAGCCAAAGTACCAGTAATAAAGGTGGCAACGCTGGACAGTACGCCGAAAAACATTTTGTCATTCTCAGCTTGTGCACCTATTGGTTGAGTAACAAATACTAAAGCATAAAGAACTCCGGCGGTTGTCATGGTCAATACGGCTGCAAGCACACAGCCAACCACAAATTTAAGTCGTGCGTCCAGTTCTTCTGGTGTCAATCTTTTTTTCACGGCTTTTCTCCCTCAATCGTATCGGTTACTTCTTTGGGATCGAAACCCAACAAGCTTTCTGTGCACATTCCATCCACTAGGCATACGGGTGGATTGCACTTCTCATTTTCCCAGTTTGCGGGATCTTGACATTCGTAACGATAGTGTCCTTGATATCCACATCCAGATAAAACTAAAATAGCCGCCGCTATTATTGCCTTTTCATTCG